CCTATCAGACCGCCGATTGGCGCAAATCGCGACGGGCGGGATTTCCGCGTAAAAACAACGACCTGCTGGGCTTATGTGCGACGGCGCACATTGGCCCCGAAAAATCCGTTAGGAAATACTGCATCGCTTTGGCAATATTCTGCTCACACTTCGTTACATAGGGTCTGACGCCGTTATGAAGCCGCCAAAGAGCATTCTCGCCGCCGTCGTCATCAGTTCGCTCGCGTGTCTAGGGGCCGTGCAAACGGCGCGCGCGGACCAAAACAACATCGACGCGGCGATGAAACAGGCTGTGACGGACTATAAGGCGGGCGGGGCAAACGCCATGTCGGACCGCGCGAAGTTCTGCTATGACAGTGTGGACTACCGTCGTGGCAGCGGGGATGCGGCGAAGCCTGTCGAATACTGCATGTCGTATGAGTTTGCCGCGTGTCAAATCCTGTCCAACCGCAAGGAATGGAACCCCTACGCCGGGTATTTCAACGGCGCGGACGTGATATTTCGCGCGGCGCAATCCAGTGAAAAGGCTCGCATCGTCACGCTGCCGGAACAGTTCGACCCGTTCTGGAAGCCGCGAAGCGAGTACATCAAAAAGACCATACCGGGGATGCTTTAAAAGACCGCGCGAGACGGTTAAACCGCCACCTGAAAGCCCGCCATAGAGCGGGTTTTTTCTATTGGGCGCGCGCTTTTTTGAGCTAGGAAAACGCAAAGGGGTCATCGCAAAAACGCCTTCGAGAATGGGTTTGCAAACTTCCATTCATCCGGGCGAAAAGATGACTCTCAATACCGATACCTATCTCGGTCAAGCTCTGAACCAATTGCAGACCTTCGGCGACAAGTCGATTTCGTCCGATGCGACGATGGTCATCGACGGGTTCGAGCAATACCGTTTCCTGTTCAAGCAGTTCCCGCAACCGACCCTTTCGAGCGCAGGCGAAATCGAAATCGCCGGTCCGATGGGCATTGCGACCTTCCAGCCGCAGCAAGCGAAGATCAATCAGCAAGGTCAAGTCTCGATGTATGAGACGGTCGATGGCGACGCTGAAAAGCTCCAACGCGCAATCATGGCGGCGGGCGGTCGTTTCGACGCGACGATTTACGAAGGCACGCTCGAAAAGCACACGCGCGGCTGGCGCATTTACAAGTGCTTCGTGCAACTCGACAACCCGGACCGCGATTGGGAAAACCGTGGTCAGGTCACGATGCTTTCCGGCACGATGTTCTTCCACTACACCGGCGAAACGCTGCCCGGCAACGTGGCGACGCTCGCGGGCTAACGCGCGATGACGCTCGTAGAACTCGCGCTCTCCGTCGCGTACCCGTTCGGCATGGTGCTGGACGAAGCCGATCAGGAGCAACAGGCGATCAATGCGGCCCGCTTCTATACGGGGCATGGCCGCATTGCCGCGCTCGATGCGCCTATCGCTTACGACAATCCGACCGATGCGCTTTTCACCGCGTATCGCCTGCCCTACCTTGGGCCGTCGGACGGAACGGGCGTTATCTCGTCGGGTATCGACTTCGGTCCCGGCACGCGCATGGGCGATAGCGATACGCCCGCCGTGCCGCCCGCGCCGACTCCCGCCGCGCCTGCGGTGCTCGACGCACAGACGGAAATCACCCCGTCCGAGTGGTCGATCATCAAGCCGCTCTACATGCTGTATGTCGAGCGCGAGAACGCGCGCGTGCTCGAAACCTCGCGGCAGCAAGGCGTCGAAGTCTTCGGGCGCGACGTGTCGAGCGTGCAGGCCGATATCGAGCGACAGGAAACCGAAGTCATGCCGCGCCTCGCCTTCTTTCAACCGATCGAGACTGTTTAATGATCGTCGTGAAAGACGTGCGCGGCGACATGATGCTGAAGGCGACGCTTCGGTATGACCTAGCGCCTATCCCGCTCACCTTCGAAGGCGTGTTCCGCACGACCACGCAGACCGCCGCGCAGTTTAAGGACGGCGCGGTGCTCGTCGTGAATGACGTGCCTATGCGCATCGTCAAGGCCGTGCCGCAACACATGGCGGACGGCGGCGTGCAGGGCAAAGAGCCGTTTTCGGGCACGCATGTCACGGCGTTCCCCGACGGCCTGCAAGCGCTCGCGCTGCCGCGCACGGCGGCGGCGATTTTCACGAATGGCTCACTCGCGGGCGCATATCGCGGATGCGGCGGCACCGTGCCTGTGCAGGGCGATATCCAACTCGACCTGTTCTCGTGTCACGTCGGCGAGATTCCGACCTTCGCCATCGCGCGCGCTTTGCAGGAAATGGGCGGCGCGGCCATGTGGCGCGGCAAGTCGCTGAAGGTCATGCCGTTTCGCGACCTGTTCGCACAGACGCCGATCACGTCGCTCACGGTCGATTCGAGCGAGTCGGTCAACTCCGCGCATCTCGTCGCGGACCAAATACCCGTTTTCTATTCCATCGGCCCCGACGGGCAGGTTATCAGCGCGACGCGTAAAGACGCCGCGCAAAAGCTCGCATTCACGCCGCGCAAGACGCTCGCGCAACTGAACGCAATGGGCCGCGTGCTCGTGAATAAGCGGGCCGTGACGACCACGATCAACCCGGCATTGCGCGCGGGCGACATGCTCAACGTGCAGGGCACACCGATGGTTTTGATGACGGTCGCGCATCACTTGGATAACGGCTCGGACGGCGGCGGCGGCTCCCAATACACGCGCGTTTGGCTAGGAGTGCTCTCGTGATTGGACTCATGCCCGGTTTCATCGACACGGTAAGCACGGACGACCGGGGCGCGCGCATGTACCGCGTGCGCATTCCCGGCCTGACCGATGGCGCAAGCGAGCAACCGCGCGCCGAACTGCTCAACCCTATCGGCGACAAGTCGGAACACACCGAAATCCGTATCAAGCCGGGCGACCGGATATGGCTCGCGTTTCAGGGCGGCGATACGCGGCATCCGGTCATCGTCGGATACCGCCCGCGCAATCAGGAAAACGCAATGGATTGGCGGCGATTCGAGCACGCAAACTTTGAATTCAACGCGGACAACACGTTTCAGGTCATCGCCGGTACGCAAGTGCATGTCGTGACGCCGTTCGCCTATGTGGAAGCGCCTAACACGCACGTCACTGGCGACGTGCAAATCGACGGCAATGCGACCGTCAACGGACTGCTGACCTACAAGGGCGGCATGAAAGGTAGCGGCGGCTCGGGCGCATCCGCGCAGATTGACGGCGGCATTGAAGCGACCGGCGATATCAAGGCCGGAAATATCTCGCTGGAAGGTCACGCGCACATGGAACAAGGCGACGGCAACCGTGTCGGCCCGCCGATCCCGTAAAGGACAACGCAATGCAGAACCTCATTTTCGACATTTACAACCTGTCGCACAAAGACAAGGCCATTGCGGACGCGAAGAAGGCGTTCAAAAAGGCGGGCGCAACGGTCGTGTCCGTGGACGTCGATGCGAAGACGAAAAAGGCGCTTGGCGTCGAGTACCGCGAAGTGCAATTCGGCTTCTCCGACTCGCAGACGGTGCGCTTTGGCGTCAATGCGTCGGGCGACGTCGCGCAGGTCCGTATCAACGGCAAGGCGGTCCCGCTGAAGAACCCCGACGACCACGCCGAAGCGATCAAAGAGATTGCGGCGGCGATGGACAAGGGGCGCACCAAGTTTCAGACGGCGCTCGCGAAGACGAAGACGCCCCTGCCGCCGACCGTGCGCACCGCCGCGCCGAAGCTGCTCGATGCGATCAAGCAAAAGGTCACGGCACTGGACGAAGCGATTTCGGAAGCAACGGTCAAGCGCGATGACCTGCTCGCGCAACTCCAATAAATACGGGCATTCGCGGGCTTTTCGTAACTAGGAAAACGCAAACGTGCTTTCAAAGAAGTGCGTTTGAAAATGAAGGCTCAAAGAAAAAGTACGGGGTTCCGTGCTTTGTTTTGAAAACCAACTCTTTTGATGGAATGAACATGAACGGAACTCAAAACCGTAAGTACACGCTGTCCGATCAGCGCGAAGTCGAAAACTTCGTGCATGGCGTGGCGAACGCCGAAGGCAAGCCGGGCATGATGCTCGACTCCGCTGCCGCTGCCGAAGCTGGCATCACCGCCGCGAAAGAATCGGGCA